TTATTTCATCGTTGCCAGTTTACGGATCAGGTCGCTGCCGTACTTGTAGGCCGCGAGGTAGTCCATCGTCTTGGCCTCCAATCCGGCACGCTTCTGGAGCTGTGCGCGGTAGTCCGTGTACTTCGGGCGGTACGCGCCGAGCACCAGCGAGAGCTTGCGCTTGCGGCGATACACGCCGTCGCCGTTGCTCTGGCTGCCGGTGTTTCCGTTGGAGGTGTTGCCCTCGATGGCGGTGACATACTGCCCGCTGACGCTCTCGCAGATGCCGCAATGGTCGGTCTTGTACGCCGTACCGGGGAAGTCGTAGATCAGCACGTCGCCGGGCCGGTAGCCCTTGGTGACCCACTGCCCGTGTGCCTGCGCCCAGCGCATCAGCTCGCCGCAGGAGGCCGTTTTGCCGCCGTCCATAAAAAGCGTCTTGTCTGCCTGCTGAAAGCACCACCACACGAACTGCATACACCAGTACACGCCGTCCATGCCGTAGGCCTTGCCGTACTTCTGCCGGTTGCCGCTCTGCTCGACCGTGCCGATTTCCTTCATGGCAACGGCCAGCACATCAGCCGCCGTTGCCATTGCCCGTCTCCGTGTTGAGCTGCTTGACGAAATAGAACGTCACGACCATCGTGTAGACGTTCATGAAGTTCTCAGGGATCGCGTTCTGGATGGTGAGCACACAGAACGTGATGGTCAGCGCGATGGTCACGAGCGATTTCACGCTCAGGAGGTTCGCGAGTTTTTTCAGCAAGAGGTCCATTTCATTCTCCTTTGCACTTGATTTTGATGTTGGCGAGCAGCGCCAGCTCTGCCGTCCACGCGGCGAACCACGCGACGGTCAGGCTGTCCGGCACGGTCTTGTCGTTGGCGGTGAGTACGAGACTCACGATGCAGTACCATGTCAGGTTAAAGATGGCCGCCCATACGTATTTGTCGCGCTTGCGCATGGTCTTGAGTTTTTCCCGCGCGGACTTATAGAAATCGATGCCCAGAAGCGTCATGCAGACCACGCACACGCCCGCGAGGATGGTTTCGGCCCAATCCATCGACTTACCACCTCCCACTCGTCGATCTCGCTTTTGATGCGGTCAATGAAACTGTTTCCACCGAGGGCCTTGTACCCGCGGTAGAGATAGAGAAAATCCTCCAGCTCGTATTGGCGGATCGTATGATCCTCCCGGTGTCGGTAATAGGTGTGCAGCATGTCGTGCCGGAGCTGGCATTTGAGCGCGTCGGTCAGCTTGTCCAGCCCCAGCAGCTTGCTCCGGATGGGCTTGATGAGCATGGCCAGCGCCGCAAGGATGACCGTGATCTCCGAGCACAGCGCCGCGGCCTGCGCGATTTGTTCCATAGGCGTACTCTCTCTTTCGTTCAGGATCGGCCGGAGTTGCCTCCGGCCCTGCTCACTTGTTCAGCTCCGCGAGCTTCGCTGCGATATCGTCCGGGATGTGGCACTTCTCCTTCTTGACGCAGTAGCCGTCCTCATCGTAGGTGAGCTTGTACTGCGGCAGGACGTAGATCTCCGTGCCGGCGCGCTCAAGGTCGCGGCGCATGACCGGCTGCTTGATGCTGTTCTTGACGCCCGCGCTCTCGCTCAGGCCCGCGGGGGTATCGGTGACTTCGATGGGCTTGCCGTCGGATGCGATTCTCTTGTAAGTAGCCATTGTTTTAATCTCCTTTTTGTTTTATTCGGTGCCGTAAAACAGATCGTTGTAGCACCGATAGCGATATTTGATGCTGCCGGTATCAATGCTCTGATTCGTTTCTCTGCACATTCTCTGCCACTCCCCGCAACAGTCTATTTCAGGACAGCCGCAGCGATATACGCAATTCGGGACGAGTACGTCAGAGAGCTCCGGCTCTACCTCACGCAGTGCCCGCTTGAAGTCCTCCGCATAGGCGCGTGTCTCCGGTGACGCCCGTCGGCAGAGGCGCTTACGCATAGTATCGATCAAGGCCTGTGCGTTTGCTTCCCCGGTAAAGTCTACCGGCACGTCCTGCGGGAGCTTGTCGCGTGGAATGCCCGTGCGGTCTGAACGCTGAGAGCTGATGAAGCATTCCCACTTGTGGCGGCTCCAGTGCGTGGCGATCCAGCTTTTAATGCAGTGCCAGCTCCACTTAACGCGAATGCCGCGGATCGGGCTGTGCTCGGCGATGAGGATATCCCGTCTGAAATCACCGCTCGGCTCATGCCCGAGCGGAGGCTTGGAAACGGTAGCGCGGCAGTCGTCCACGACTTCCGTCCAAACTCCCTTGATTTTGAGGATAATGGTCTTAAAGTCTTCTTTCACTTGCATCCTCGCTTTCGATTCAATAACTCCTGCCGTCCTTTGTTGCGGCCTTTTGCGTCTGCATTGCAGCTAAGTCACAGGCATTCCGTCTGTCTGGGGGACGATCACCACCTCCTGCCTGTTACAATCTCGCCGGGCATCGGCCCCGTCCGTTCCGGCGGCGGAAAAGGTGAAAAGCAATGTGATTCGAGTGATTCCCTTGTCGAAAAAATCAACCGGCAGAAACGAAATCTCGGGAACTTGGAATGGGCAGCCGAGGATTGAATACGGGTGTCCGCTGGACGCTTGTGGGCTGTTCGGTGGGAGCTGCTTCCTGTGTTCTTGATCTCTCGGAATGCCCGTGACTTAACTGCAATGCACGGCCTCGCCTGATGGTCAGGCGGCTCTTGTTATTTTCACGCGGAAGGCCCGCAGAAGCGCGCGTAGACGCGCGAGGAGCGAGCCGGTACGCTGAGCCGCCGCGTCTTCCAACGCACGCAGGAGACGGCTCTGCGCCGCTGCGCGGTGCCTTCGCTGGCCCCATATCGGCGCCGTTATCAGCGCGCGATCTGGCGTCCGCTCCTGCCGCTTTTGGGCTCCGGAGGCGGTCGCCCTGCGTGCCGCAGCTCTGGCCCGCTCCGGGATCAGATCGTCCGCTGCGTGCTGCCGGTAGAGCGCATACAGCGCCGGCTCGAGCGCGTCCACGCCCAGCAGCTCTACGCCGCTGCCGTCGGTGCAGAGGGCGCGGATGCGGCCGGCCGCGCGATGGATCGTGCGGCAGACGGTCGAATGGTCCACGCCCAGCAGTGCGCCGATCGAGCGCATATCCAGCCACTCGCCATAGTAGAGGTAGAGATACACGGCCTGCGTCTCCGTCAGGCGGGAGAGTACATAGCGCGCCGTTTCCGGTTCGGCCAGGTCAAGACGGTTCGGATGCTCGCGCAGATCCTCCGCCTTATCGTTAAGGACCTTCTTCGCGCGGAGCAGCGTGCGGGAGACCGTGGCCTTGTTCACGTCGAGCTGCTCGGCGATCTCCGTCGCGGTCTTGCCCTGCAGGAGGAGATCGAGCGTTTCGCGCTGGCGGTCTGAGACCGCCGCGCGGCCGCGCCGGAGCGCCCTCATGAGCCGTGCGCGGCTCTCGCCATTGTCCGAGCCGAGGTCATCCCAACGGACTTGATTTCCTTCGAGGTCTGCAAAGGTCAAGTCGCAGCGCTCGAAGAAGTCAAAGCTGTTGACATCTGCTCCGGCAGCACCGGTGTGTATGACCGTCCGCTTGACCGCCTTGTGCCGCTTTTCCTGCGGTGGGCGAAGAGATTCCAGCCGCTCAAGGCTCTCGTGGTACATCTCGAACAGGATGCGAAGACGGTGCTTCTGCTCTCCGCGTCTGCCGGAGTCCTGCTCCTGCTTGATCTCCTCCCGGACGAGCTGAATGCGCGAATAAAGCTGGTCTTTCTCCTGGACGGCAGCCTCATAGGCGGTCACGTCAGCCCTCCCAGTCTACCCAGCCGTCCATGTAGACCTTGATCACACCGTCCACGCGGTAGAAGGCGTTGTTGATGAGCGGCACGCCCTCCGTGTATTCGATGGGATTGTCGGCGCTCATGCCGACCGGATTTGCCTGCTCGACGTAATCCTTTCGGACGTCCACGTCGTTGACGGTGAAGATCCTCCAGTCAAAGCCGAGCTTGTCGCTCTGCTCCGTGCGCTGCGTGATACCGCCGGCGGCCCGCACGAGCTTTCCGTCCGTGATCGCGCCCTTAATGGCGTTGAGCTTTTCAGTTTGCATCATAGGTGGCCTCCAGTTCCGCCAGCTGCGCGTTGGCAGCGGCAAGGTTTTCTTCGCTCTCGGTGAGCTGCGTATCCTTCTGGGCGACGGCAGCGTTCAGGCTCTCGATCTGCGCCTGATAGGGCGTGACATCTCCCCAATGCTGCTTATCCGTTTTGAGGATAACGGTAAAGTAGCCCTGCTTTGTGTACTCGATTTCCTGCACGGAAAAGGTGTAGCCCTCTGGCAGTGGGCAAGCCGGATAGTCCGTGCGGACCTGCTCACCCGTGACATTCTGCCAGTCGATGGCCTCGACCGCCTCCAGCGTGTTTTCCTCGTAGCAGCGCTCGAAGATCACACGGTATACTCCATTCAATGCCTGAACAAAGCCGACGCGGTGGCCGTTGATCCTGTAATTCACTCCGTAAAATCCGCTCATATACTCCTCCTTATCCGATCAGCAGCACAGCGCCGTCGAAGGCGGACGATGTGTGCAGTGTAATGGTCCCGTCAGCGGCGATCATGGCATAGGTCTCAAGGCTTGCCCATGTGCCTTTCCGATAGGCGCCGCTTGACAAGATAGATGCTTGCGCGAAAACGTCATTGCCCAGCAGCCCATGCTCGCTTCGCGGGATGCTCATGGTCGCCTCCGCATCGGTCTGTGTCCACTGGGCAGCGGTAAAGGTCTTGTAATACGATGCCGCCCCACTCGGTGTTTTCCATTCCTGTCCATCGGCGGTCTTCGTCAGTACCTGACCGGCGCTGCCGCCGAGGACGGCAGGGAACGCGCCGACATCCTCGGCCGTATATTCGGGGGCGCTTGGCTCACGCGCCCACTGCGAAATGCCAGGGTCGCGCACAGGGATCTCGACGCCGTTTACTTCAAAGCTGTTAATGTAATTCGTATTTGCCATGTGCTCCTCCTTAGATGGTGAGCGTGTGCTCGTTGATCGCAGCCGGCGAGAGCTTGAGCGTCGAGCCCTCCTGCTGCATCGTGCGGGAGGGGACATCAACGAGCTTGACCACGGACCCGTCCACGTTAAATTCCTTCGCCACACAGATGCCGACGATCCGCTCGCCCGCTGCGTTGTGGGCAATGACGCCGGCCATGAGCGTCTCCGGCGTTACGGTGTCCCCGGTCAGGTCAAGCAGGACTGTTCCGTCGCTGAGCTGGACTTTGTTGTTGGCCATGCCGCACCTCCTCAGCCGATGGTGACCGTCTTGCCTCCCTGCGCATTGTCGGTGTAGGCAATCGGGATCGCCGCCACCGTGACAGAGCTGAGGCAGTTGTACTCCTCGTCGGGCAGAACCTCCTGCGAGGCGAACGTGGGTGTGACGTTCTTGGCCTGCGGCTTCATGCCCTCGCTGCCGGACATCGTGCCGAGCACGCCGAGGACGGTGATGCCCTCGCGAATGTTGGCGGGGATCAGCTTCGCCTCTTCGGCTGCGTCGATCTGCGCCTTGCCGCTGCCGTCGTGGTAGCCCTGGGGGATGGTGACCGGCTTACCCTTTTCCGTGATGTTGAGCGTCTTGGCCCCGTTGTTCGGCATGGTACCGGTGACCTTGCTGCCGGTGACATAGGCCGTCTTGCCGGTCAGAATTTCCGCCGCGCCCGCGGTGGCGTCGCCGGTGTCCGCGTCAAATTCGCAGGAGCCGGTGATGGGCGCGCCGTCCTTGCCGTGCGCAGTAAAGCCCTTGAGGAGCTTGTCCGCGACCACGGTGTCCTGGGTGAGGTCCATGAGGACTTCGCCGCTCGAGAGTACGATTTTGCTGTTGTACTGATTTTCAGCCATTGAAAATACCTCCGATAAAAATTGTTTTTCCGCCCGCGGGGTTTTCCACGCGGGCGACTACAATGGGATCAACAGTCACATTGTCTTTCAGAAGCCTGTCCTTTGTGGCAAGCTCCTGCGTCTCAAAGTCGGGCGTCACGGTATATGGGCCGTCATACGGCTCGCCGCCGACCTCACGGACCGAAACATGGAAGCCGATGCCGATGGCCGCCGGCGTCCCGATGGAAAAGGCTGCCTTTTTCCTGCCGACGTCAAACGTGATCGCAGCCATCAGATCACCGCCCTGCTGAGCGCGCGTTTAACATCGATCTGCTGCATTTCCGAGCCGATCACGTCGCCGCTCGGGAACTTCACGCGCACCTGCATGGGGCAGACGGTCGGAAGACCGAAGGTCTCCGTCTGCGTGAGGGGAAAGTGAAATTTGCCGTCGGAAAACGTGACATCGCCCGGATAGGTCTTGACGAGGTTCAGCAGCGCGATCTCGACCAGAGAGACGGCCGGGGGGCTGAGCGTTTGTCCCTCGTTGGTGATCTCAACCTCAATGGAGTAAGCGTCGCCCTGTACCATTACGTCGTCACCTCCGTTGCGCTGACGGCGCCGGTGTCGTCCACCGTCAGCTTGAATTTTTTCGTGCTGCCCGCCGTCGAGGAGGGGATGATGATCTCGCCCTCGTCCACGCGCTGCAATAGCTCGTCGGTCTTCTCGCCGGTGTAGAGCATGGTGTAATAATCGCTCGGCATAAAAACCTCCTTAAACGATCATTCTCCGCCCGAGGGAATCGAGCAGGCCAAGGTTGTTGCTGGTCACGAGCGGGCCGGACTGAAGCTCTTTTTTCTTGCGGTAGTAGATGATGATGCAGCCGTCGCCGCCTTGCCCGCCGTCCGAGCCATTGCCGCCGCCGTTGCTGCCGCCGGAAGATGCACTGAGGTTGGCTTGACTTACGGTATAGCCTTTATTGGGCCACCGTTGCCACGATGAACCGCGCCCAGCGCTTCCACCGCCTCCGCCACCATTTCCGCCTTTCCCGCCTTTTCCGCGTCCAGCAGTTTCTTTGGCTGGCGCAACCGCGTCTCCGCCTTTTCCGCCGCGACCCGTCGTGATTCGTGCGCCATTCGAATAAATATAGCCAAATCCATTCCCGCCTGCCGAACCATTGTTTCCGGCTGCGGGGCCTCCGCCAAGCGCTTGATCATAAGACCAACCCATTGAATGATATGGTTCGTGTTTGTACCCGCCGTTAGATGCTTCGGATGCTCCGCCGTCTGCACCTTGCGTATAGGTCACGCCATTGTAAGTGATCGTTGGGCTTGGTTTGTCAACGTAGCTATTGCCTTCTTTAACTTTTCCGTGGCCTTTTGAGCCTGCAATACCGGTGTCACCTTTGAGAGAAAAACTTTCTCCGGTCGTCGGGTCAGTGTATCCGTTTTCGCTGTGTGAGCCGCTGTTGCTGGAAGAGCCACCCATCGTGGTTGCGGTCCCCTCAGAGCCATTTACGCTGCCGTCGGCAGAATAAATGCCTCCTGCGCCGCCAACACCGCACGAATATGGTACTTTAGTTCCGGGCACGGCATTCTGGACTGTTTCAATAAGTATTTTCCCGCCCATGCCGCCAAGACCGGCTTCGCCGCCTGCACCGCCTTCCGTCCAAAGCATTCCGACATAGCGGTCGGAACTATCCGTGACAGAGCTTGATTCTGATGTTTCGACTTGTGCAGGCGGATCGCCGCCTTTTAACCCGCTTGCGCCGCCCTGCCCGCCGCCGATAAGAACTTTGGTGTAGGTGGTCACGCCTTCCGGCACGGTCCAAGTGCCGGAGCCGGTGAGCAGCACGCGCTCATCAAAATACTCCGACGATTCCGGCTGCGGGGGAAGAAAGCCGACGAGCGCCGAGGTGCGGGACTTGAGCAGCCCGGAGATCTTCGTCTCGCGCGAGGCGATGCAGGCGAGCGTCTGCTGTTTGTCCCACTCGTTCCAGAGCGAGACGACGTGCCCGGCGTGCTCGGCTGCTGGGTTGACGTCCACGGTGAGCTGCTCGCGGCAGGCGTAATAGGCTGCCATGCGCTGCGCGACCGCGGAGGAGTTGACGAGCGAGACGAGCGTCGCGTCGGCGATCTCCTCGACGTTCTTTGCCGCGCCCTCGGTCACGGTGCGCGTGACGACGCGCCGGTTGTGGACGTAGCTTTTGCCGGTGAGCTTGCCGGTGCCCGCAGAGAGGACGGCGTAGTTCGCGCCGCTCTCAAGGACGGTGAAGCCCTCGGCCGTGAGCGTGTGCGCCGGCTCGTCGAACTCGATCACGTCGCCCTGCTGGGCCGTGCCCTCGAAGAGCGTGACGTCCTCCGTGCCGGCAATGTACTGGTGCTCGGTGACGGCGACCGAGCTGACGGGGTCGAGGTACTTGACCTGGATGTTCGCAGCGTGGACGCTCCCGGGGCCGATGATGCTCGCCGTGCCGTCCCAGAGCTTCTGCACGCGCAGCGTGCCGTTCTCGTCCGTGTGCAGCCACGCGCCGATGGCAAAGAGCACCTGCACGAGGCTGTCGCGCGCCGAGGCAATGGGCAGCCAGCCGTAGAGTTTGATGCCGCGGTAGACGGTCTCGATGAGCACGGGGATGTCGCCGCAGATCTCCGCGACGACCTCGGCGACCGTCTGCCCGGTGTAGATGCCGCCGCGGTGTGGCCGGACGATCAGCAGCCCGACCGCGGAAAGCGCAGAGAGCGTGTAGAGCTTCGGTCCCACGCGCGTGACGCTCTGCAGGTAGTAGACGCCGACGCGGCTGCCGGAGCGGAAATACTCGACCTTGTCGTTTTTCTTAAAGCTGCGGATCGTGCCCGATTCGGACAAAACGGTGATGTCGAGCGTGTCGGCCTCGAGCGCGTCCGCGCGCAGCTCCTTGTACTCGCCCAGCACGCCGGGTGTGTCGGTGCTGATGCGCTCGTCCTCGGCGAGGAGCTCGCCTTTGTATTTTACGGTGTTCAGACTCATCACTTGGCCCTCATGGTAACGCGGAAGCCGTTCCACCAATGCGTGCCGCTGTCGTCGAGCAGGACGGACACGGTGTCGACCGTGGGGTGCGCGGTGATGGTTTTCTCCGCGCCGGTCCAGAGGTCGAAGTAGCGGAAGAGGACTTCGTTTTTGAGGCAGGCCGTCAGCAGCGCGGTGATGCGCTCGGTCGGCGCGTCGTTGGTGGTGCCGACGATCGTCGGCTTGATGGCGAGCAGATCGCGCTGCTCCTCGCCGGAGCACATGAGGCCGCCGTTCTCGCCCTCGCGGAACTCGTAGGTGACCTCGTAGCCGTATTTGTGGAACAGGTCGGTGAAGTCCTGCCCATCCACGATAGCTGGATATTTTGACATCAGGTGCCCTCCTTTCCGGCCAGCGGGGTGCCGCGCCGGCGGCCCTCGGCCTGCATGAGCGGGTACTGCTTGCGCGCGAGCGTCTGACCGTCCAGCTCGAGCGTGACGTCAATGGTCACGTTCTCGCGCCGTGCGGCGCTCTGTGCGGTCGCGGGAGAAGGAGTAGGGGTGGATGGGGCAGACAGAAATGCTGCGCTTGTCCGATAGGCGCTCAGCTCAGCGTTCTGCTGCGCCGTCAGTACGCGCTCACCCTCGTGGAGCTCCGCAAGGTACCCATCGAACGGAACATAAGCAAGCCCGGAAGCATGGGAGCCGTCGCGGCTGCCGCGGCGCCGGTTCCGGTTATGCGTATCGGTCGAAACGTCCGTCAGCGATACTTCGGGGCTTGCCTTGGTATTGTCAAGCTGGAACAGGGACGAGATCAGCTCCCACGCCTGATTCGCACACCACAGCAGCGCGGTGGCGAGCTCGGTTAAAAATGTCAGAACAGGGGCGGCCTGCTCGGCAAAATCCGCCATTGCCTGATTCAAACGCAGCTGCGTTTCGTTCATTTCGATGATCTCGGGGTTCGCATTGCGAAAGCTTTCGGTGACGCCGGCTGTTTGATTGGAGAGGACGGTCAGGAATGAAATGAGCCGCTGCGTGCCATCCGCCGTCAGCGCAATGCCGTCCTTAAATTCGTTGACGTCTATGCCGGACTGCTCCAGAACCTTTTGGAGCTCGCCCGTGACCTCGCCGGTATTTTTGAGCTGGACCATCGCCTCGGCAAGGCCGGGAAGGTTGAGGTCGCCGTTGAACTTGATGTAGGCGCCGGACAGCATATCCGTGATCTTTAGCAGCTCATTCTGTTCCAGACCGAGACGCTGGAGGTAATTGACGGCGGTCATGGACGATTCCTCGTCGCCGATGACCGTATACATTCTTCCATATGCCTCTGCGGTCTGCGAGGCGGTATAGCCGGCAGATTCGCCTGCAGCGGTCAGCGTCGCCATTGAGCGGCTGTATTCGGTGCCTTTGTCGATCGCTTCCTGGAACAGGCCGATGACGGCGCTGACGCCTTTAGAGATCGCGTCGCTGAGCAGATTGCCGCCAAGAATCTCGCCGAACAGGCTGGTTTCCTCATTGGCGTCTCCGACCGTTTTCCCATATTCGTCGATGGAAGAGGCCAGGCCGTCCGTAGACGTTTCCGCTTCGGCAACGTAGCGGGAATACTCCTCAATCGAGGAGGAGAGCTTGAGCTGCGCCGCCTGCGCATTGTTGTACTGCAGCGTCATGCTATGAACGCCGGACTCCATTTTTTTCATGGAGGATTCTGCCTGGCGATACTGGTCGAGCAAAGTTTTCTGCTCTTTGGTAAGGTTTTGTTCGCTCTTGCTCAGAGCTTCGACGCTGCTGCCGGAGCTCTCGATCGCGCTGCGGGCGGCGTCCATCGCGTCGCGGCACTCGTCAAGGCCCGCGTTGTATTTATCCAGCTGTGCCTTTGCAAGGTCGACCTTCTGTGTGACCTCGGTATACTGCGCAGACAGATTTTTCTGCTTGGCGCGCAGCGCTTCGAGCGAATTGGCCTGTCCCTTAAACTGCTCAGAGAGCAGCTTTTCCTCCGACCGGAGCTCGGACAGGGTATCGTTGATCCGTTTGACGGAATCCTTGTATTCCTTTTCGCCTTCCAGCGCGAACTTTGTGGTAACAAAACGAGTTGCCATCGTTACCTCCTTGGGGGGAGAGATTTGAGCCTAATGCAAAGGAGATCGTTGACCTGCCCCAGCGTGAGCAGCAGGCCCTCGCGGACGGACAGCCCGAGCGCCTGCGTCAGCGTGCCGATGTACTGCGAGGCATTCAGGCCGAGCCCGTTTTTTTTTGATACTCCAGCTCATAAAGATCGATGCCCTGCGTATCCTTGACGTCGCGGGCAAAGCCGAGGCGGAGCGCATCCAGGACCTCTTTTTTGGCGCGGAGCGCATCCAGCGGGGAAAGCGTCACGGCAAAGAATTCCGGCGCGGGGATATCCGCGGGAGCATAGCCGAGGTAGCGGCGCGTCAGTTCGCCCTGCTCGGAGAGCAGCGAAAGCAGCTCGCAGAGCGTATCGTATTTGCCGTTGGTTTCAGCCAGCAGCGTGCCGATGTTGAAGCCCTCGCCGAATTTCTCCTGCAGCGCAAAAAAGGCCGCGCCGTTAAAGCAAAGAAAAAAGGGCTGACCGTTGAGTTCAAACTTAACTGTTTTCATAAGCATCCTTTCAAAAAAGGCGCGGGGAGACCGCGCCTTTTACGGAACGGCGATCAGTCCGAGCTGACGCCGAGCTTTGTTTTGCACCACGTCACCGCTTCGGCCTCGGTCGCGAATTCGTCCGACTCCTCGCACCAAACATGGTTCTTGCACGCAAGGCCCGCAAAGTGGAGCTTTTCGGTGACAAGCGTAATGTTCTCACCCTTGGTGCTGATGTCCTTTCCCTGCATGGCTGATTTGAGCTTGGGATAGTACACGCCGACGTAGAAGTCCTTGTCGTCGTCGTCGCGGCCGCCGCGGACACAGACGAGACCGCCATAGGGCGCCTGGTCGTTGTCCTTGAACGTGATGTCCTTGGAGGAGGTGTCAACCGATGCACCGTTGAGAGAGGCATAGGTGGCACGGGGAATGTGCGTGATCTCCACGTCGAGACCGTAGCTGCGAAATTCGTCGACGTGGACCTTGCGGGCGTTGTCGCCGTAGCCGCTGGCCTCGACGCGGTCGATGTTATCGGAAATACGGTTTAGAGAACCGATCTTGACAGCCGTGCCGTAGGTCGGCAACGCGGTTTCGGTGTCCATACCGTTCGAGGCGATTGGCGCAAACATGATGTTGCTGGCGCGAAAATACATGAGGGCAAACCTCCTTTACAAACCTTTTGATTTGAGATAATTGTCGTAGACTTTCAGCGCGGCTTTTTCCTGCTCCGGCGCGGTCCGCTCGTTGGCCGTGCGGATAAAGGGACGGGCCGGGATGCGTCGTCCCGGATCGCCGTATTCGTTGATGAAGGCGATCTCGGCGTTGCGCGTTTTAGAAATCTTTCGCTTGCCGCGCTTGCGCGTGCCGGTCGGCGTGACGTAAAGGATATGCTGCCCGTTTTTCAGTTTGATCTTGCCTTTCTTGATGGACAGGGCCGTTGTTCCGGTCACATAATCGCCGACCAGCATCTTTTTGGCTTCTTCCTGCTGCGCGGCAGCGGCGATGTCGGCCTGCGCATTGAGCATATCGTCCACCACCTCATCGGGGATCTGGGCAAGCTCGCGGAACGAAAGCAGCAGGTCATCCAGGCCGTCAATCTCGACTTTAGGCATAGCCAACGCCTCCGATCGCCTCGAACTCGAACACATAGTGCTGGCCGGTCTGGTCGCTGGCGTTTTCGATGTCCGGCGCGGTGAACGCATCGACCGTCGCGAGCGCCTGCCAGAGGGCACGCCGCGTCGCGACGGTGTTCGCCTTGAGCGGGGCAAGGTAGTGGACCTGCACGAGCGCGCGCATGGCGTGGGCGCGGTTATCGCCGAAGGCGGCGGCGAGCTCGTTGTAGTTGAAGGTACAGTACTCGACCGCCTCTCCGGTATAGAGGTCTTGCACACAGGGCTTTACCACCGGTGTAACGGCGTCGAGGATGAGATCGTCGAGCGTTTTCATCAGCGGTCCCTCCAGGCTGTGCCCGAATCGGACACGGGGCCCTTGGTCTGAGAGACCGTCAGCTCACAGGTGCCGTCGTCCGCGCGGTAAACGCGCAGGATGTGGTAGCGGCGCGCGTTGTACTCGACGAGCTTTTCGTCGGCGTAATCGTCGACGAAGCTCGGGAGAATGAGCTTGAACTCCGGCGAAAGGTTGATCGCCATCGCGGCATAGGTCTCGCGGGAGGTCACGCTGCGGACCTCCGCATAGGACTCGCGCCGCTGCTCGGTGATCTGCACGCGGCCCTCGGCATCGTAGCTCTCCACCTCGCGGATGAGCGTGACGACATCGGAGAAGGTGTAGGGGTTAGCCATCGAGACCACCCGCCTTTTCGCCGATCAGGCGGTCGTTGATGTCGAGGCGCAGGGATTCCGGCATGGCAGGGCCGGCGATCTGATTGCGCCGCCGGTAAAGCCACGCGGCGAGGCTGACCTGCAGGTGGGCGTCGTCGAGCGTGTCGCGCAGCGTGATGCCCTTGCGGGCAAGACGGGAGGCCGCGACGTTGAGCAGGTCCTGCAGCTGGCCGACGCGCCGATCGTCCGGCTTGCGCATATCAAGATCAAGCTCAAGCATGTTGAGCAGAAGCTCGGGATCGGTAAACTGTTTCACATCCGCCATACGTCACGGCCTCCTTTCGCTTAGCCCGCGGAGCCGGGCACGGCAGCCGCGCCGACGCCGATCACGCGGCCCGCAGCGTCAAGGTCGCAGACGGTGACGAAGTTGCCGGAGACCGCGCTCACCTTCTTGGTGGTCGGCAGGACCGTCCAGCTGTCGCCCAGGGCCGCGCCCTTGGGAACGTTGACGGGAACGCCGGAGACCAGGTACATCTGCTTGGAGCCGGTCGAGCCGGAGACGGTAAGCGTGGAGCTGCCGGAGGCAGGCACCGCCGCGGCGACGACCAGCGTGGCGGGATCGCCGTTGTAGTCGGGCGCGAAGCTCAGCGAGGTGACGGGGTTGGTGTTGTTGTAGTTGACGATGACAAACGCCTCGCCAAACACCGGCTTGCCGTCGAAGCGCTGCAGGCCCTTGAAGGTCGTGCAGTTCTGGATGAAAAGCGGAATGTCGCTGTAGTCGATGGTCGCACCGGAGCGCTCGACCCAGCGCTCGAGATCCATAAAGCCGCCGGCGACGTCATAGTCGGCCATGAAGTCAAGCTCGACGATGGTGCCGCCGATGACGGGCATGGTGTCGTCCATGCCGGCGAGCAGCGTTGCGGCGCTGTTCCAGCTCATGGCACGGGCCATGAGGTCCATGTGCGTGGTGCGGTTCATGACCCAGACGAGCTGGCCGTTGGAGTAGTTGGGCTTCGCCTTGCCGAGGGCCGCGATCAGCGGACGGAAGAAGGCGACGCCGTCCTTTTCGTAAAGGTCGAGCTTGAGGACGTTGCTGGTGTGCAGGTCGGTAAAATCGGCCTGCTGGGAGCCCCACCAGCCGGGCTTTGCGCTCAGGGACAGGCGATGGACGAAGCCGACGGGCTTCTTGTCGCCGTCGCCGTAAACGGCCGCCTTATCCACAGCCTTGCCGATGGCCTGGCCGAGGTAGTCAATGACGGTGGCGAGCAGCTCGAGGTTGTCGTCGTCTTCAAGCGTGGAGTTGGGAATGACGACGAAGCCGCCGACCATGTAGCCGTCCATTTCGATCTGGGAGAAGTCGATGTCCAGCTCGTTGAGCTTGGCGGTCGCCTCGGTCCAGACCGCCTCGGGGATCGCGCCGGCAATGTTCTGGCGGGCCTTGCCCTTGAGCGGGGTGACGTGCAGGTGGGAATAGAGCTTGCTGTAGCGCTCGGTGGTGTCGCGCAGGATGGGCAGCAGGGTCTCGGGGATGCCGAGCTCGGCGCCCTTGACGGAGCGCTTCTGGCCCATCAGGTCGCGCACGCGCTGCAGGAAGTCGGTGACGTCGCTGCGCTGAACCTGCGCGCGCAGCGTGCGCAGCTCGATGCCGTGGAGCATTTCGCGGGTCTCAGGGATCATGGTTCTTGCACCTCTTTTCTTGATGTTGCCGCGGGCGCGGTTCTCGTCGCCGCCGTCGTCGGCAGGGGGAGTGTCGCCGGTGATGGAGCCAGCAGCGTCCTGCGCCGCGGTCTCCAGCTCGTCGATCTGAGCAGTGAGGGAATCGATGGCCTCGGTCGCGGCCGCGATCGCGTCCTCGGTGGCCTGCTTCTCGTCCTCAAAGGCGGTGACGGCCTCCTCGACCGCCGCCTTTTCCTCCTCGGTCGCGGCGGCCTCGATGTCCTTTTCCAGCTCGGCTTCGCGCTTAGCGTAGCCGGCCTGCGTGGTGCGGAGCTTCGTGAGCTCCGCATTCTGCTCGTTGAGCTTCTTGCGCAGGAGCAAAACTTTAAGTGCCATGTTTCGTTGCCTCCAGTCTTGATTTCATGGATTCGCGCCAGGCCTGCGCCTCGCGCTGCTTGATGGTTTCGAGCTGCTGCCTGCGGGCACTGACCGACGTTCCCTCATAGGCAGGGAATGTGCAGACGCTGACCTCAAACAGCGGGTTGACCTTTTCGATCTCCCAGCGGCAGCGGCCGTCGCCAAGATCTATAAAGGTCTCACGCTCAATATCAAAACCAAACGAGCACTGGTCGACGTCACCCCGCTGGACGCGGGCATAGAGGTTCATGGCGTCGGCGTCGTCCCGATTGATCGTGATCTTTCCCCAAAGGCCGTGGCTGTCCTCCTTCAGCTCGAGCGTGCCGGCCTTCGTACGCCCGAGGACAAGGGTGGTATCGTGGTTGACGAGAGCGCGCACGTCCTGCCCGAGGCAGTCGGCGAACGCGCCGGGCTTGACGATCTCTTCCGCGCCCTCCCAGAGGGGATAAGGCGAATCGAATACGGAGAAGTATCCCTCGATGTAGAGATTGCCGTCCGCCTCGCGCGTTGAAAACTTCTGCGCAAGCGAGCGGACCTGCCGGGCAGTGCGGTCATTCATTTCCATTGCTGCCGTCTCCTTTCAGTTTGTTCTGGTCCCCGATCATGCCGCGGGGGATGTAGTTTTCGAGGATGACCAGCTCATCCAGGCCCTCGCGCGGGCTAAGGTCGAGCCATTCGCGGACCTCGTTGCCGGTCATGATGCCGCGGACGTACTGGTCGTCGCCGACCTGCGCGAGCTCGCTGAGCGAGTAGGCGTAGAGTCGGCGCGTGGAGAATTTGAAGTAAAGGTCCGGCGAGGTGAGGAGCTTTCGCGTGAGCTCCTGCGCGATGCCGGTCGAGAGAGGAACGATCTTTCGCCGGATGTAGTTGTTGTACTCGTCCTGCTTGTACTCGCCGATGCCGAGCAGGAAGGGAGGCGTGCCGAACGCGGCCGCGACGCTGCGCCGGTCGAGCTGGACCGAGTCATTGATGGCAAGGTCGGCGAGGCTCAGCGGCTTGACGGTCTGAATGTCGATGAGGTCGGAGGGGATCATCCACGGCTGCCCGGCGTCCTCGCTCGCGATGTATCGTTCGAGCAGGCGCTTGCGGCCCTCTTCGGACGAGAACTCGTCGGAAAGGCCATCGACCTTGACGATGACGCTCGGCTTCCACTTGCTGGACATGAATTGATTGGTCGTCGCCGACGCCTGCTTGAGATTCTGCAGCACGTCGCGCAGCTGGATGCGCACACCGCGGCCGCGCCAGGGCTGCTGCGGGTCGACGTTGAATGGAAAATTGAGCACCTCATCAGGCATGAACGTCCGGCCTTTCCACAGGACCGAATAGCCGCCGTCCGCGGTCTCGCTGGCACTTGCGCCCGTCATGGGGACGAGGTCGGCAAGCTGGCCGTTCTGCGTGACCGGCAGGACGTAGGCGTTTCCGTAGGCCAGCATAGTCGTCACGATCCACTCCATGAGCGTTTTCCGTGTGCCGAGCGCATACGGGGTGACGTCCAGGAAGCGGCTGAGCGCGTTTTTCACGCGCACATCGCCGTTATCGGTATTGCGCATAAGGTAGATCGTGGTCGAGCCGATGATCTCCGCCGCGGGAGAGATGGCCGCGGCCACGTCCGGCGACTGGAGCAGCGACGTGTAGCCGCAAACGCTCAGATCGTCGAGGCTTCCGCCGAGGTAAAGGCCCAGCAGGTCGTTGCCGGAGCGCTTCTGTGTGCTCGCCGCGCTCTTCACGCGGCTGCGAATGTATGTTTTCATGCGTCACCGCCTTCTTTTTCTTTCGTATCGTACCAGCCGGCGCCCTTGCTGCGTGCTTCCAGGTCCTCCAGATAAGCGCAGGCCGCGAATACCGCGCAGTCAAACACGTCGATGCGCAGATGCGGCGCGAGCTTTTCGTACTGGATCATATCGTCTGCCTTTTCGATGGCGCGGACGTTCTGCACGCAGTATTCAAACGGCTCGGCGTGGCAGTAGTAAAGCGTGCCGCGCTTCGCGCTGTCGCGCAGGTAGGTGAAGCCCTCGCTTTTTCGGGTGAACAGCTGCGGCTGGTCCTTGATCGGGAAGTGCTGCTTTTTCATTTCGATGAAATACTCACGGCAGAACTTCCGGTCGTGACCGATGCGGCGAATTTTGAAGCCCTCCGTGCGCCGCGCCGCGTACCACTTGACCACGTCGTGGTGGTTGAGCACTTTGTCGTTGCACATATCGAGCCAGCCGTCGTCCTTCCAGCCGAAGAGCGGAATCTCGTCCTCCTGCGCCTTCTGCGTCGCGGCGACGATCGGGAACCAGCAGTGCGGAACGATGATATCCACGCCCCTGTAGTGCCCGAACAGGCACGCCGCGGTCAGATCGTGCAGCTTTGAGAGGTCCGTGCCGCCGTACCAGCGGATCGGGAGCCGGCGCAGCTCGTCGAGAGTCCAGCTGTACTTGCCGTCGCTCGCGCGGAACTCGTCGATGTTGAAATAGGCCTTCAGCTCGGCTGTGAACACGTTGAGCGACTTTTGCAAAAACTCCGGGCGAAGCTGCGGGTCGTCCTTTGCCTGGGCGGCGTCGTTAAGCATATCCTGCGGGCGGATGGACTGCCCCCAACCGGGATTGCAGCCCTGCAGCACGGTCGGGTTGGTATAGTCGATGTCGCCGTTGTCCATGCGCGGCGCGCAGGCAAGGAAAATAAACAGACTGTCGGCTGCGTCGCCGGTGATCGTACCCTTGAGGACCTTCCGGCAGTACTCCACACGCCGCGCGAGAAAGCCGTGCGCCAGCTTGCCGCCGGAGGAAATGCCAATGACGAGCTTGTTTGAGTAGGCCTTTGTCGCATCCTTGAGCACCTGATATTGGCGCGGGTCCTTGTAGGTGTGCTCCTCGTCGGCAATGACGATGTTGCAGTTAAAGGAATCCTGCTTGTCTGTGCTGGCGGCCAGCGCGTTGATGCTGATGAAGCCTGCGTCGCCGACGTCGCCGGTGATGGAGTGCTCGACGTTGTTGTTGATGATCCGCAGACCGTTCTCCGGATCGTCCGCGACTGTCAGGCGAAGCCGACGGACGCTGTAGGAGATAAAATCGAAGCCCTCCAGCGCCTGCTTGAGCGCGCCGCCGACCTCGTAGACCTTGGACCCGCTGGGCGCGTAGTAGAGCGCCAGCGCCCACGCCAGAGCCGCGGCAAAGGTCGTCTTGATGTTCTTACGCGGGATGAAATCCTGGGCCTCGGTGAAGCGCCGGAGCTGCGTGCCGGCGACGTAAAAGCCCATGATGTTGAACACGATAAACAGGTGATACGGCAGCAGCTTGAACGGGGACCCGCGCAGCGGCGTGCCGTCCATAAATTCGCCCTGCTGGTGGCACATCATCGTTTCGATGATAGCCACAACCTCGCAGGCGGGCTCGCTGCGGAACTCCCATTTCGGGTTCTCAAGGTCGCGCATGTACCGCTGACAGGAAAGCACGATCTCCTCACAGGAGACGATCTCACCGGAGAGCACGCCGGAGACATAGCCGTCCACGGCTGCCTGGTACTCCGCAGCGTGCTCGACCGCGAACTCGCGGGCTTCCTCCAGCAGCTCATCCAGACGGGACCGCTTCACGGTGCCGGTGTCGACGATCTTCGCCTTCATGGCCTTCAGGCTCTTCGGCGTCAGACCGAGCTGTGCGCGCTGGGCAAGAATGTCCTTGCGCAGCTGGTCCACGACCGCATAGTGCGGGTCCTTGGCGGTGTACGTCGCGCCGGTCTTATTGACCAGCTCGGCGACCATCTTCCCGCCGTTGTCGCGCCAAACCTTCTCGGCCTTCGCGAGCTCGCGCTCCTGCTTCGCCAAGGACTTGATCGCCTTGTCAAAAATCGGGGAGTAGGTGCCGACGGCCTCCATGTCGGCTTTGATCATGGCCTCGCGGCCCATCGTCTCACCTCCGGTCAGATATCCGGTGCGCTCCCCGGCCCTCGACGAGCGAGAGCACGGGGGACAGATCCGTGAAGGCTATGGCCGGCTGCTAAGAGCCGGGGACCACACCGGACGCTGTTTTCGGCTCCCGCGCATTCCCCGCCCCTCGCAAATCGAAGGCTGCGGGGGTAGGAGAATAACATCATGCCGCCCGGCAAAGAGCAGGGAACACGCAGGGGTTATGCCCGAATCGGGCAAAAGTTTACTTAAAGCAATGCGAAGCCTTTCGCGCGCAGCCGCGTCGATCGCGCCCGCGCCGCACGAGGGCGCGGATTTTGTTCTCGCACCCCCCCTTAAACTTTTTCTCCTCCGTCGGAAGAAGGGGGGAGGCCGGTTACATAGGCCTCTCATCAGCCGGGCGGAGAGGCTGGGGGGGTCGTTCGCCGACGCCAAGACTCGCCGAGCGGCGAAAGATTGTGCGTCAGACGATCATGCATCGCGTCATGCTGCTTACCGGACAGGCTGAGCAGGTTCCACGCACACCAGGCGTACTCGGGATAATCCTCCGCGGGCCAGATGTGGTGCACGGTCGTGGCCTCAACCGTACGGCCGAACCGCGCCGATTCGCGGCACTTGTACCCGTCGCGCCGCAGGATGCTGCGCCGCAGTTTTCGCCAGCGCGTTGTGTGATAACCTGCCCAAGCCATACCGACCTCCGTGTCAGCTCCGGCCTTCCGGCCATCGGGCTATCACCTCCGGGCAAAACAAAAAGACCGGAACCGACAAACACCCTCTCTCGAGAGTTTCATCGGCTCCGGTCTTCCAGACACTGGCCAGCAGCAATATTCACGATGAACCGGCGCTTGCACTTCCGGCAGTACAACGGCTGCCGCAGGCTTTGCATATCCGGAGTGATCTCCTGGAGGCGGTTGCGCCGTCCCTGCCGCAGGCAGTCCGGACACATTGCATATCCATCAATCACTGGAAATAGTGTACCGCATTTTTGATTTGATTGCAACACTTTTCACCCTCTTTTCTGCGTTTGTCACTAAAAAGCCAATAGGTTACAAGTAATGTCGCGCGCACGCGCGCACGCGATTCCTTATGCCTCGATCCAGCTCGCCACCCGGTAGCTGCCAAATTGACTGCCGCCGGTCCGCACCCGTGGGAGCATCGCGTCGAACGGTATCGTGATCGCATCGCTCTCGTCGAGCCACACTTCCGGCGGCGGCAGCTTCGCGCGCAGACTGCGCGAGCAGCTCCACGGATGCCGCCCTACCGGGATGATGATTCCGTCGCTGCGCTCCTTGGTGAGATAGCGCGCGAGGTAGCGGTAGCCGAGCGCCTTGCCGTGCCGCTTAAATACTGGCCAATCCGTCACCTCGCCGTACTGCCACAAAAACCGCACCTCCGCCGGCGAGAGCTGCCGGTAGTCCGCGACAAGGTGGATGTGATACCTGTGCGCCCCGTGCAGACCCTCAATGGCCGGGATGTAGTCAAGCCCGCCCTTGCCTCGATAGCGCTCCACGCGCCGCAGGAAGGCCCGCAGCGCCTTGCGCACGTCGGCAAAGCGCTCCGGCAGATGCTCGTCGTCGAACTCCAGAATGTAGTGCGTGGCGTACTTGCCCATGAGCGCGATCATCAGCTCGAGCCGGTCGGTCGAGTCGCGGTTGAGCACCGTGCGCCGCTGCGCCTTGAGGTCAGCCTTGGCGCGGCGATCCTCGTCGGTGTCGGAGGGCGCATAGCGCGGCGGCATCGTCCCGCGGTACTCCTTGACCAGATCCCCCGCGCGCTGCCGCACGCAGTAGAACCGCTCAGCCATACACGCTTCCGACCATTCCGGCGACCGCGCCGGTCATGTCGCCCTCAATGATGGGCTGCCTGCGCAGCTCGCAGAGCACTCGGGCAAATTCCTCGCACAGGTCGTAATACAGAACCGCGTGCGATAAGCTGCCGTCGGCCAGTGCGGCTGCCCGTGCCGCATAATTTCGGTCGCAGCCGACGCTCATCAACAGCTTGATCATCCGTTTTCTCGTCATTTCATCCCTCCGTATCCGAGCTTGTCCAGACCCGCGTTGACCGCGCGCCAGTGCTCAATGTCAAACTTCCCGTCGTTGCGCTGCATCAGGTAGAGCTTCGAGGCGTCCAGCCCGCAGGCCTCGGAGAGCTTGATCATCGAGCCCGGCCCCTTTTCCGACCAGTACCGGTTCAACCGGGCAAAGATGTCCGCTTTCTCGCTCGACGCCTTCCCGGCAAACCGCGGCGTTGCCTGACCGACCGCCAACGGCAGTTTAATCTCCGTCGGCTTCGGCACGTCGGCCTTCTCCTCGGGCGGTCTCTCCGGCGGCTCGACCGGCTTCGGCTCCGGTCGGCTCACGCCCTTCGCCGCGGGGATGTCGGGCAGCTCCTTCTTAGGAGGGTCCTTTTCGGTGCCCGAATCGGGCACCGAGCGGACGACGCGCCCGCCGACAACCAGCCCG